TCGTCTCGGTAACCCATGTGATGCCAAGCAACTCGCGGTCACGCTCGGTCGATAATCTCAAAAAATTTGCAGGACGCTGAATGCCATCTGGATCGGTCCAGGCAACGTCTAGAGGCAGTTTGGTGCCATCGGAAAGCTGATAGCCCATGGGATTAGAACGATGGTGTGAGTTTAACGAGCAAGCCCGCCATTGACTTGGAAGGGGTTTTCAGCGAAAGCAATCACAATGTGTGTGTCACCAGAATTATTGTGTTGAGCGTTGCTTGTTCTCATCGCAAAACCGTTTGACAAAATATCCATCGCGTCGTGGTCACCTTCGGCTGAGCTGTTGTGGGGCTGAAACTCTTTGGTGCAAACGTTAAAGGTGTCCCTAGCTGTGTCGTGTAAGTACCAATTTTTGTCTGAATCCGCGTTCTTTCTCAGAATGAATGCGGGTCTGAATCCGCAGTAAACGAATACTGGATCCGAAGAACCTGTGCCTTCAAAGGTTGTGAAGTGTGAAAAACCTGCGACAGGTGCAAAGAAATAGGCCACATAAGTGTGACTGCTGCTGTTTACGGCTGTATCACTATCTATCCCAAAAGTAGTGTTTGAAACGCTTTGCCAGTTGTTTGTAGTAGTTTTAGCGTGCGTGTCATTAAGGCGTAAATAGTGTCCTGTTCCTACTCCCTTATGGTAAATGCGCCAGTCGTCGACTTTAGTTCTAGACTTGATTATGACAAACTCGGGTTCGGCGTTCAAACCGTGGCCCAACGTATCGCCGCTCGTCCCGCTTCCTGAGTAGGTTGCGATGCTGAAACCTGCGGTAGGATTTGCTCTCAAGCTTGTAGTGATGTCGCCAACATTGTTGGTAACCGTTGATGTTCCGGCGTCCCAAGCCCAGCCAACAGTCGCAGTGCCAGAGGCATTAACGTCTCCGCCAGTCCCTAATCTAAAGCCATCACTATTAAATGCTTTCAGCTCATTTGCATCAGTGACTTCCGCGTCCGTATTGTTCGAGCGCATAGCTTTTGTTGCTCCACGCACAATGTCAAAAAGATGGTGGTCTCCTGTGCTGCTTCTTTCTTTTATCCATACCAAGTCTGGACTGAACTCGTAACCTGTTATATCTCTGTTATCTGTAGCATTTCCAGTCCACAATTTAGCGTCAAAGTAAGCCGAACCATCGGCAATCGTCGGGGTCGGGAGGTTCGTTGTGCAAAGTGCTTTGTAACCACTTGGGGCGCTATATGCAAATGCACGTTGGCCAAAGTTAATTACAATGCTAGCCGGAGCATTTTTTGCGCTAGGGGTCCAAGTTTTTCCATCGTCATTTAATGCAGTCGAACTGCCTACAGTGGAGCCATTTTTGTAAAACTGAATTGCTTGCGTTCCAGAATCAAGATCCAACGCAACGCCTAGTACATCACCATTTGCCAGGGTAGTGCCGCTTAGTGTTTCAACAGCTGATCCAGAGTTTCTATAAATAGCAGACTGACTGGCCTGCGAATAAAACTGAACTTTGCTAGTAAACGTACCACTGTCTTGCATGTCACTTGCAACGCCAACCAAAAATGTATTGTTTACATTATCAAGAGTACCAGTATTAGTTATTTCCCAGTACCATTTGCCAGCTGTGACACCAATAGTCGCAAAGTTATTGCTTGTTCCTGTGTAATTAAGGTTTCCATTTGATAAAGTTCCGCCTTGTGATGACAGAGGATTAAACGTCGCGTAGTTCCCGCTAACTTCTCCGCCCGCACCAGTGTCTGACTGCGATCCGTTTGTTGGTACGTCAAACAGGCTGTCATTGCCTGCCCCTGCAGTAACGCTGATGTTATTAGCGGTAAAGTCGTTATTGTTTCCGCTGCTATCTTCTGCAATCGTTGTTGTATTTGTTGCGTCCGAAAAGGCAAGACGAAATCCGTTCGTTCCAAATGTTCCGCTGTATTCTTTTGCCTGATAGACACCGTTATCGTCTAGTTCAATAAAGTTATCGACGGGACTGATTGCTAAGCCATCACAAAAGAAGACATCTGCCAAATACCCATCAAAAGCAATACTGCCAATAGCAGTGCCAACAGTATGCGAGATGTTGTTATTAAAAGTAAGCTCTGCGTTTTGCGTTGGATAAGAAGATGAAGCAAACGACGTTTCCTCTACTCCGTTGACGTATATTTTTACCCTGTCGGCTGACGTGGATTGGGTCGTGTCTATTGCAACAGCAATGTGATACCAAGAGGTGTCACGGAATTTTCTTTCAGTAATTAAATCGTATCCGCCAGTTGCTGAATCAAGAACTCTGAGCTGGTCGCCTCCATTATCGTTGTTAAAACGAATCATAGAGTTAATGCCGCTGCCACCAAACAATCCATACTTGCCAGTCCCAAACGCAGATCGCTTTACCCAACCAGCCCAAGTCCAAGTTTTGCGATTGCCAGCAGATGCAAAAGTTCTGCTCAGATTCGCGCTATCAGCATTGTTGAAACGCAGTGATTTAGTTGCTACACCAGCCGCAGCCGCAGCAGCCGCAGCAGTTGCCAGCAGCGGGGAAGAAAGATTACCGGGAACTGTCATCAGGAAGCTGCCTTAACGTCCAGGTGTGCTGTGATCATAATCTTCTCGTCTGACAAAACAGCGTACGCCAGCACATCTCTTGCGCTAGCTGTTGTTGTTAACGTCGGCGCACTTCCGCCAACAAAGCGATAATTTGACGAAAAACTCAGTGTTCTACTGCCGGTGCCGTCTTGAATCACCTCAATAAATCCAGTCTGTCCTTCAACAGCATTTGTCGGGTTGCCTAATGTTCTGTTGCCACCGAGCGTGACTTTGTAGTGGCAATTATCATCTAAATCCACCGCAATGGTTGCCGCGTCGGTCAGTGTTGTAATCGCTCCACGCACACCGCCCGTAACCACCTGACCATTGGTGGTTTCGGTGGCAAGCAAGAAAGAAGCAAAGCCCAGGTTGCCGCTTGCGTCAGTCTTCAGCGCTTGGTTTGCCGTTCCATCAGCACTAGGCAGCGTGAATGTAACGTTGCTGGAAACAGTGGCAGGAGCCTGAAGCGCCACGTAGTTGCTGCTATCCGAATCAGCAAAACGCACATCAGATTGCGCGTTTAGCGTGATGTTGCCCGTAAAGGTAGAGCCGGACAGAGATGCCAAGCCGAAGTTGGTCGTGATCTGTGCAACGGTGATCCAGCCATCATTTGCAGCGTTGCGTACCTTGTACGTTGGCGGCGTCGTATTCGTATCAAACCAAGGCATGTAGGCATACTTTGTGCCGCTTGGTTCGCTCGATCCGCTGTTGTGGCTGACGACTGCTGACAGGATCGTGTTCAGCTCGGATCGAAAGTTTGCACCTGACTGGTTGGCAAGTGAGTAGTCAGTTGCTTGTGCCATTAGGAAATCTCCTTGCCGTGGCCAACGGCCTGATAGTCAAAGACCTTACTGATGATTGTATCTGAGCTGTTTTTGAACGTCACGGTGAAGCCGGTCCGGCTGATGCTGCTCAACTGGAAGTAATCCCCGCTGTCAAAGTCCTGAGCTGTGATGCCTATGCTCGGCACGCTGTAGAAGGCAGACGGGAACGTGATTGCCTTTGCTGACGTTCCAGACGTGATGTTGCGTTCTTTCTCCGTGCGACGTTGCAAGCTGACCGTGACGCCAAGCTCCTCTATCAATGGGTTTTGGGCAACGTTTTCGGTTGTGGCCTCGGCTTTAAACTGAAAACCGCGACCACGCTTGGTGTTGTTGACAAACGGCTCCCACGTTCCATAAGTCGGGCTGCCGCTTGGGTCATCGTTTGTGCTGCGAACGTACAGCTGCACATCAGTGTCGCTGAGGTCATCAGCGTCAACATCGTTCCAATCGTCAATTAGTTCTGTCCGGTCATCAATGGTGTCCGTTGGCTGGAAGGCACGAAGCTGAAGCACTGACAACAGCTCAACGTCGAACTTTGCTCCCAGGTCAAGGGTGTTCTCAAACTGGTACTCACCGCTAGACGCTGTATCGCCAAAGAAATCAAGGCTTGTTACCTCGTCAAAATCTGTAATGTCGTCAACCTGTCCGTCTGAAGACAGGGCAATACCACTTTCTGCATCACTAAAGAACATGTTGGTAAATGTTCCGTCGAAATCTGGGTGCTCCGTGTAGGTCTGAACTAGCTCTAGATCTTGCGGTTCAGGCAGGTCTACCACAACGCTTGGGATTCCAGCAGGTGCGGCATAATTGCCCAGCGAATCTTTGGCACGAATTAAATAAGTGCCCTCTTTCAGAGGAACATTTTTTCTTGTGCTGCTGCCATTGACGGCAGGAACAATATCCTGACCACGGCCCCAAACAGCATTAGCGTCTGTGTGTTTCGTATGCCTAATCTCAACCGTTCCACCGACACGGACATCAAGGTCAGTGGACTGAGGCCAGTACAGCTCGGCTGTATGAGCATCAACAGGCGAAATGTTGAGGCTAGCAATGTTGGCAGGCGGGGCAGTTTTACCAACCGCCGTGAACGTCAATGTGGCAGGCTGTGACCGCTTGCCTGTCGGGCCAATAGCAACAACCTCAATCTCATAGGTGCCGACCTTGCTATTCAGCACCTCTAGGTCAACTGTTCTGGTGATCTCGCGCTTGAAGTTGCCGTCATTAACGCTGACGCCCACCTCATAAGAAGTAGCCCGAACCGCAGATTGCCAGTTAATAATCAGTTTCTGCAGCACCGAACCGGCGCTTTCATACAAAATCTCACTGCACTGCACGTTGGTTGGAGCTTCTGGGGGATCGTTCAGGTTGGTAACGTCCCGCCGTTCCAGAATCTGATTACGCTCAATGTGTGCGTACTTGTTGCTGTTGTACGCAGAAGCCGTAATGGTATAGGTGCCACCACTGTTTTCAGTGACAGAAATAACGCGCCAAGTGCTGAGATTCAGCCCAGTAAAACCAATCGAAAACGGTGCGCCCTCTGTGGGCGCAAGACTTAAGGCAGAACCGGCCGTAACGGTGTTGCCAACAATCGTAGATCCTGCAGCAATGCCTAAACTGCCATCAGGTAAAACAACATTGATAGTAAAACTAGAAGGCGCTGCACCACCGAACAAGTCGGTGTCGCTTCGGCTCAGCTTGATTGATGTTGTTGTTGAGCCAGCAATGCAACGGCCAGATACTGATTGACCAGCTCGCACTGGGTCGCCAATTTTGATGCGATCACCTGGTCGAACAGTGATGCCAGCAGCTAGATCAGTGTCGAAAGAAACAACCTCAGTCTCCTCGGAGTTTGTGTATAGCAACCATTCACCAAGTCTTCGCGCTTGGCCCTGACTCGTACAAGCAAAGGCATCAATCGACGTCTTCACATAGCCGAACTTTTTGATTCCTGCTTCGTCTTCAACTAGCTCGTACTGATAATCGCGAACATCAGTATCAAACCATTTCACAGAGACACAGGTGAATCGCGTCTTGCGGCTAGAGCCTGAATATGTGAAACCAGCTTCCGTGACGTTCGTCTGATTAAAAACATAGAGATAGTCTTCTGGGCGGTCTTGCGCAAAAGCAAGCGTTCCAGCTTCCCAAAACGGCATTGCCCTGAAAACAGAGCACATTTGCCCAATTAACTTGTAGGCATCCTGCTGCGTCTGCAGAACAACATTGCAACTAAATCTTGGCTCAACGCCGCCGTTCAGGTCGTCAACCTGTTCGTTGCAGTACTGAGAGGCGGCATAAAAGCTGTAAACGTCTAGGTCTGCTGCAACGACATGATTGCCGAGCCCATAGCGTTTATTGACGAGAAGATCGTATAAGCACCAACAAGGGTCTGAGGTCCAAACTGCCGCGCCTAAAGATCCGTTGAAGGTGCCGCTGTAAACAATACGCCCGTCAGACTGAACAGTGCCGTTGTGCGGAATTTGAACCCTTAGCCCACGGACACGATATGAACGACGCGGAATTTGTGAAAACTGTTGTGCGTTAATTTTTAGACCAAATAATGCGCTGTTTGGATACCGCGTTCTGTAGTTGACCTTCTCGGTGTAATCGTAAAAGAAAAAATCACTCTGCTCGGTGTCGTCTTCTTCGCCTGAAGCTGCGGCGTCATCGCTTATGCGCTTGACACGAACGGCAATAGGGAAGCTGCCACCAACTTCATATAAATGCTTTCTCTGAAAAAGATCATTGGTTCGACCTTTTATCGTAAACGGACCCGTGCTGGTAAACGCACCACCGGCGTATGAAATTTCAATGTCATATTGAATCTTTGCTCCATCAACATCTCCGCCTTTCCTGAAAATTTGCAGGGCTGGGGTTCCGACAGTTACGCGAAACTCAGTCACATCTGTGTCTGTAATCGTGCGGGTGACAGGCGTATCCTTAACGACCTTGACCCCAACCTGCACTGTCGTCTGATTAAGGACGCCAAGATCTCTTAAGGCTGCTTGGTCCTGAGTTCCATAACGAAACTCATAGGCAGCGTCGGTCGTAACGTCAAAGTTATAGTCAGAAGCCTGGGCATTCGCAGGATCTGCACCGTCACGCAAGACCTGAGTGTTGTCAAAGAAAACATCTTTTAAGGCTGCAATGTCATACGTTGCAGTGCCTCTTGTGTATTGACTTGCCGATGGGAAGCCTTCAATCTCGCCCTCACCAAGCAAGTCAATAATTCTTGCTATCTGAGTTGAATCAAGATTGTCTTTTGCAACGTCAGCAGATCCGCCGCCACCGGAGCCGCCTTTACCGCCGCCGCCGCCACCACCGCCCGCTCCAGCAAGCCACTTATCAGCCATATCAAATCTCCTCAGTGTTTAAGCCAGCAGAAATCGTAATGCTGCCTGTGACTACCTCGCCATAGATGACAGGAACAACAACGCCGGAACGTGCAACGTTCTGCACCCCACTAAAACTGAAGTTTTCCCTTGGGTCGGAGTCCATCTCTGGTGTCTTAGGAGTAGGCGAAATCATGCCTGCAATGCCTGTAAGCACCAAACCTGCACCAACAGCGCTTAATGCTGTTCCAACAGTGGTCAGCGTTCCTATTGCCCCTGGAGCAAGTGGCCCAAAAACTCCCATACCCGCTCCAAACATCCCTGCTCCAGGGAACAAGAATGATGCGCCGATTAGCGCAATACCTGCAACAATCGATCCTGTGTTGCCGCCCGCACCACTAACGACAGGCACGATCCGTATTGGCTCTGATCCTGCCAGTGGATAACCAGCATATTCAGGGTGATCGCCTAATGGCAGTTGGTGCCTCCCAACAGAAACCATATATTCGCCCTCGCTCAATACAGAGCGAAGACTTGGAAAATTAGCAAGCAAGAATTTGACAGCCTCGCTAGGGGTGCGTGCCACAGCCTTAAAGCTGCGCTGACCAAGGTGCTTCGCAAGCTTTCCGTAGACCTTGATCACACGCATCATCTCACTGCCCCCCTTGGTAACGGACGATGCGGCCGGTGTTCTTTTGATAATAGCCGCCCCAGATGTCTCGGCTAGACAGGCGACCCTTTACATGATGCAAAAGCCGTTGCTCACCTACATAAACGCCAACATGGTTTAAGCCAAGCGAATCGCCTAAACGCATGAACACCAAATCCCCTGCCTGCGGCTGACTGGTTTCTGCGTCAACAAAACCCGTCTCCTCAAAGCAACGCTCAAACATCGGGTCAGCATCAAACGCCATGTTGTTCTTGGGACGCTCCCAATCACGCAGCTTGATGCCTCGCTCTTCCTGATACCAATCCCGGACAAGCGTCCAGCAGTCAGACACGCCCCAGACCCACTGACGGCCAATCAAAGGGGCCTTATAGCCACTGGGGTCAATGCTGCACCACGTCCCAGAACCTGGATTGCAGATGTACCAACGCAATCCAGACTTTTCACAACTCATGCGGTCTGCGTCGCTAGCGATAGCCAATGACTTGGGATGACTATGGAAGACGGCTGTGATTTCACCAGCCTCCTCAGCCTCGGCGTAATCATCTGGGCACAACAGAAAAAAATCACCGTCGTCGGACAAGTTTTTGCAAGGCCAATAACGTTCACGACCTTTGACTACAACCACCAAACCGCACGCTTCGCGTGGTGACTCCTCTAACGCATGAGTAAGTGCGTCAGCTTTCCAGTGCGTCATCCGATGTTTCGACCAAGTGACGGGAATGATCCAAACGGTAGCCCATTTGCATCCGATCCAAAACGACGGTGGCAGCTACTTAACCGCTTTCCGCAAGTGTCTTCAGGGGGAAGATTTGTTGTTGTAGTAATCGTTGGTTCATCAGCAATGTAAATGCCGTTTAGATCAATTTCAGTGTTTCCAACATCCGTGACGTAAATTTTGAGCTTGCCAGCGTTGCCAAGCTGGGCAACATTGTTGGTATAGCCCGTTGTATTTGTAATTTGCACGGCAATGCCAACAGTGGTCAGCACACCCTCAGGTGTATCGCGAAAATCATTCCCGCTGCCAACGCTGACGTTTAAGTTGACAGTCTCATTCCGATTGAACAACCCTGTTGAACTAACAAACGTTACCGTCGGCTCGCTCCAGTTAAATGCGGCTCCGCTGAAGTGATCGTCTGGAAGATCTTGAGCTGTAAACGCAAGATCTACGGTTAACGTTCGCGTCCCTAGCGTAAAAGTTTTTCTCTCTGTATTTGTGGAAGTAAGCGATGCCGGAGCACCATTATTGATTTCATGCCCGAACGCCCCACGGCGGCCGATGTTTATATCTGCCGGATAAAAACCTGTAAACGACAAAGCTGATACAGCGCCTTTAAGGTCAGTATTGCTGCTATAAATTACTTCTCTCGTGTCCGTGTTATACATAACAAGGTTTCCATCAACCTGCATAATTAGGTGATAATTTCCGTCACCTTGGGGGCTCCGCACGCCGTTCCCGTGATCCCATACGGCAGTGCCAGCTTTGTCGTAAATAACAAGGTTGCCATCAGGCTGAACACGCAAGCGATACCAGCCATTCGACGATACAAGTTGTTCGCCGTCTTCTATCTGACTGCCTGCAGTTAACTGGTTATCACCAGTGTTAAACGTAAGGTTAGGAGCAGCTTCAGTTACTTCAGAAACGTCGTTTTCCGTAAATTCAGCGCCTGTATAGCCACACTCAGGGCCGCGATATGTCCACTGGCAAATATTGTCTAGAGCAATGCGACGCGGAGCAGTCACGCCTTCCATGTCAAATATTGACACCAGCTCAAATTCAACTAGATCTCGATTTTCAGCAACCTTGCGATCAACAAAATAAACCTCTCTAGGCATCTCGCCGGTAGACGTAGGGTCAGGCGTTCCGTAAGGGTTTGTATTGCTGTCAAAATTAGATGCGTCCAGGAAGCGGCTCAAAGTTCTGATCCGCGTCAGTTTTGCTCCAGTCAAGTCGTTGCCTGGCGTCGTCTCATTCACAGCCAGCAAGATTGCGCTAACAAAACTGTCAGTGTTCGCTATCCGCATACTTGGGCGTGGCAACGTTCCATCACCCTTGTATTCAAAGCCGTCCGCCTCGATAGGCAATGCAATGTAAGTTTCGCCCGCAAAGATTATTTGCCCTGAAGTTGTCTTTTGGTTGACCCCGCTAAAAAAATAATGGGTTGTATCACTGCCGTGAATGTCAGCATCTAGCTGGAGCTGAAACAGCTCAATGATTGCAAACGGACTAGACGTAAGTAGATTTTCAAAAAGTTCGCTCATGCCTCAAACACCTGCTGAAACGTAACAGTGATCGTTGCCCTGTTCAGATACGGTATGGACTTCGACCAGTCTTGGCAAATCCATTTATAGGTTTCAGTTTCGTCCGGTGGGGACCAGTCAAAACTTTCCGCACCAGCACGTGCTTCAAGGAATGATTCAATCGTATCGGCGTCAGTTTCTGAAACCTCAAACGTCAAATTCCATTGCTTGGGATCTTGGTTGAGGCCGTATCTTAGGCGCTGCGAAAAACCATCTCCAAACTGGACGTTACGGACTTTGGGACGACTACGCTTGCTCGCCCCATACGTTGGATTGATCGAAGGGAAAGTGGCCATCAGCGGGTAAGAAGTCCTCCAGGTCGTTTCTGCTTAATCAATTCTGCCTGTACCGCCGCACCAATCAAGCGGCCAAGCTGGTCGGCACCGCCTTGGTTGCCCTGAACTTCCGTGCCAGACGCATCGACGTTGACGACGATGCTAGTGCTGCCGCCTATTGCTTTATTTGGAGCGATGCTGCCTGTGCGGCCTGGTGTAAATAGCTCGGGGCCACGCTCGCCAACCACATAAGAACGCCCACCTCGCACGGTGCCGCCATTTGCTCTTTTGCCGAATAAAGACCCAAGTAGCCCAGAACCCGCTGGGTTGGCAGCAGTCCCAAAGCTTCCAATGCCCGCGCTTAAGAACATTCCGCCAAGCTGACGCAGGATGCCTGTTAAGGATTCGCTCAACGACTTGCTGCCTTCAATAGCGCCCATGATTGCGCCCGTGATGCCCTGCTCAATGGTTTGGCCTATCTCTGCGGCAAATTGCTTTTGCCTTTCTAATTCTGCCGTAAACCGCTGAGCGTCAAGGTTAGCCTTTTCAAGCTTGAAGGCTTCGTCAAAAGAAATGCCTTGTTTTACAAGGTCAAGAACTCGTTGAGTGAAGTCGGCAAATTCTTGTCCTTTTTCGGCCGCAAGAATTAGGTGCCTAGTTTCTTCTTGGCGATTGTTGACAATCTCGCGTTCAGTTACAAGCCGGTTTTGCGCTTGCCTTACTAATCTAGCGTTTACTGCCTCTGCTTTTTCAAGGGCAATTTGTTCAGGCGTTTTGCCAGTTGTTGTACGAGTAAGCAGAGCAGGAGGTTTTACTACCGTCGGTTTGTCTTCTGCCGCGATTTGTACTTGACGTCTACCAAGCGCACCAAGCTGTTGCTGGATTAAACCTTGCAAACCAAGCAGTGCGTCTCTTTCTTGCTGCGACGTACCGCCAGGGCGTCTGGTTTCGATTGCAGTGCCAAGCTCACGAACAAAATTCGATATGTCAGTCAGCCGTCTTGCGGTTTCTTGAATCGATGCTTCGTCCCGCAGTGTCGTTGTAGGCATTGCAGCTACGTTCGCCCGCATCTGCGCGATGTCACCCATGGTTCCACCTGGCGCAAGCATCGCTAGCTTTGTTGTAAATACGCCTCGCGCAACTTGCGACGACAAAATATCGTTGAAGCCCGCAAGGATTTGGTTTGTCAGGCTGAGGATGCCTTTAAGTGCGGGGCTTAGGGCATCGCCAATGTGCTGGGCAAGAACTGTGATGTTGTCAACGAGGGTGCTGAACTTGCCGCTTAAGGTCTCTGACTGGGCGATAGCACCGTTGGCATACTTACCGCCTTCATTAGTGATGTTTTGGAGCGCAACATTGACCGCCTCTGCGCTAATCCGGCCACCCTCAAGAGCTTTGCGGAACTCCTCCCCAGTCATCCCGTACATCTTCTGCAGCTCGTCCTGCAGCCCGATGCCACGCTCTTGCAGTTGCAGCAGCTCCTCACCCTGTAACCTGCCCTTCGCTTGAATCTGACCG